AAAAAGTCCCTTCCATACCGCATGACTTATGACCCGCCATGATTGCACCAAGGCGGGGAACAGTAGTCTTGGTTTTCTCAACCTTTGCTTCCATATCAATCATCTGCATGAAGTTGTATCTTCTACTTCCGATTGTGATAAAACATTCAGCAAGTTTTGCTGCAATAGTGTCCCTTGCTTTCATTGTTACATTCGGCATTTTATTTCACCCCTTTCTTACGCAACCGTAACCGTTTCATAGAGTTTACCCATAGCGTTCACAACAGTGATTGCTGATGTAATCACAACCGCCTTTTTGGAATCGCCCTGTGCAACCGTAACATCAGAATCAGTGAACCCTTCAATAGCACCAAGTTCCTGTAACTGTGTACGGATTTTCACCAAGTCAGACCAAAGGGAAGTTCTGCCTGATGCATTGTTTGGAACAACACCAAGATACTTAGTGTTGAAAAGAACTGCATCATCATTTCCTAACTGGTCAATAACTCTGATCGTCTGATTGTCCTTGAATACATCCCCGCAAGTGTCCGAAGTGGTTACCATAGAGTTAATATCTTCAAGCACACGGACAACGCCGTTGACCTTATGAAAAGTGAACTCACCCGCCTTGATTGCTGCTTTTAACTCATTCTGTGTGTAATTGGTATCAACGGTGAAACCGCCGTCATATTTCTTGTTCTGACAAGACTTATTGACCGCACAACCGCTTTCTGCACCAGTTACCCAGTACACAAGTGCTGCTTCTGACCATCCTGTATCTGTTACCTTGTTCTTCACACTGATAACGCCCATATAATCAGCAGACAGGTTATAAACAACCAACTGGAACTTGATACCAAGTTCATCACGCAAACGCTTGTTGAAAGCCACATATAACTTCTTGGTAACATCATCAGTAACCACAACGCCCATAGTGTTGTAGGTGTATGATTCGATTTTATCCAAGTAAGCCTGATGTGCAGTGCCGTCAACCGTGCCATTTGTACCACCAGTTAAAGGTGTTCCGGCAGTAACAGCAAGATCAGCAGCCTTGAATGTCACATAATCGTTTGCCACAAGATCAGCAGCCTTGGCAACTGTCTGTGTGTCAACCTTGACCGTACCGAAGTAGGTTGTAACATCATACTTGCTTGCATCATCTGCATTTTTCTGAATCACGATCTTCAAATCGTTACCACGAACACCACAATACTTTGCAGTTGCGTATGTATTCGCTGCCTTATCACCACCGCCGTTCAGACGGTATGCATATAAGGTCTTTGCACCCATGAACAGATCATTAAGACCAAGCATCTTAGGACTGTCAAAGGCATAACCAAAAAGTTTCAGGCTGTTCTTCTGAAAATCTTCATTGGTCACTTCAAAAACTTCCCCTTCAATACCCCAGTCAAGTTCAAGGGGCATTGTTGCAATACCTCTATCAGACAGTGCAGCGGATGCGGATGCAGCCGATACAAAGTTGATATAAGCACCGGGAAGTTCTTTGTTTTGTGAGGTAAATGTACCACCACCTAAAGCCATACTATTTCACCTGTCCTTTCATGTATTTTTCAACTAAATTGTCAACGGTTTTCATGGTGTAACTTTTATCTTCATCAAGAAGGGCATCCACCAAGTCCCTTCTGTTTGCAAAACGGGCAGATGCAAGAATCTGTTCCTTGCTGAACATTGGTTCAGTCTGTTCAGACCTTGCAGCAGTTCCCGTTGTTGTCTTTTTTGCTGCCATAATCAACCACCTTCCTTCACATCCGTGCTTGCCGTCATAGTTTCCATTGGTGTCTGATCTTCCGTCTTGACCGTGAAAAAGTCATAATTGACAAAAAAATTCAGAACACCGTCAACCACCTGATGATTCATTTTTGAACCCCTGATTGGCTTGGTATCACCGTCTGTTGTGATATACTCTAAACAGTCATACATTCTTTCAGCCACATCAGCACATTCCCGCTGCTTCTTTGCAGACTGTGGGAAATACTGGATGCAGAACTGATTGGTACGTTCATACCGTTTGCCAAGGAAAAGGTTGTTGTTTGGGTTCAAGCAAGCAATAAAAAAACAAGGCTCTTTCAAACCTTGCTTAATTTCTTCATTGTGGATTTCATAATCATCCCCAAATTCTTTGTTCAGGGAACAACTGATTGCTTCAACTATTGAATTTATCATTTACCAAGTCCCCCTAAATATTTCTTGATTTTGTTTTCAAGCACCTTTGGGGCAATTTTCTGTAATTCCTGTTCAGATATGGTCATCATAAACTGACCCTTGACCCATCCTGAATGATTGGCTGTCCTGTGTCCGTACTCAACATAGGATGCGTATTCAACCGGGTTCACAATTTCAATGACATAGGTATCACCAAAATGATTCACCGTCAGGCTGTCAGCATAACCCTTTGCTGATGATCTCTTTGAACCAGTCCAACCACGCCTTAATGTACCGCCCTTTTTTCCTGAACTTGCCGGGTACTGTCCGACAGGTGTTCTTTTGACCACCATGCGAAGCAACCGGGCAGCAAGTTCCTTTGCACACGATTCCACAAAGTCATCAGGATTTTGCAACTTTCCCAACTGCTGCTGAAAGTCTTTCAGACCTTTGCAGTCAAATCTTCCCATTCTACCCATTTACGCATATTCCTTGAACAGTTCAAGTGTAATTTCCTGATGCGTTGGATATGTGGAAGGGACACCGCTGCGGGTGTAGTCCGTGGTCACATTGTCCTGTGTTACTGTCAGTTTTGACCCCGCCTTGATGGTTACATCCGGGGAAACAAACAACTTTGTGCTTTGCGTGATCGTTGCTGCTGATTCTGACTGAATTGCTGTTTGCAGTTTTTCAAAAGATAATCTGCACGGTTGGTCTTGTAAGACTACAACCTCTGATTCTTCCATAAGTTTTGACTTCTCATTTTTTACCTTTTGCAGTTCTGTCACCGTCAAAGTACCAAAATAGGTTGCTTCAATGGCTTTCCTTGCAGCCTTTTGTGCTGCCTGAATCTGTTTTACCATCTGATACGCCTAAATGAATTAAATTCAGCCTTTCCATAGGATAAAAGGTAATTGATGAAAGAAGTCAGTCTTTGTTCAGGGGTCATTGAACCTTCACCAGTCGCAAAAACCGTGTTGGTGTCCCCTGTCTGAATCTGCTTGACAGCATATTCTAAATCAAACCCGGTAAGATCATCAGGTGCAAAGGTTTTCTTGGAAAGAAGAAATTCACCCACTGCCATATCAACGGCAATGTGTTCCAGTCCTTCCGGCACATCATTCCAGTTGATTTCATTCTTGATTGTGCTGCGTACTTTCTCAACACAAAAGGTCAAGGCAAATTCATCATCTGCCTTGACCTCATAACCGAATGATTTCAACCGTTCTTTTACTGTATCAGTATCAAACATTGCAACCATCCTTTCAGATCAGAAATTATCCACGGGAAATGATACGGGCAATCGGAACTGCCTTGTGTTCAATGGTCTTGGTATCAGATGCAACCAGTGACCAGTTCTTGCCGTTCCCTAACTCTGTGTTAGTTGGTGAATTGGTTTTCTGATCTGCCTTGAGATAAGAAACACCTGAAACAGAAACAGCGTGACGTTTACGGGAAATAAGTGTGTCCTCACCGCCCCTTGTCTTAGCATCACGCACCATTTCATAAGGCACTTTTGCACCTACATCTTCAAATCCAATAGCACCTTCACCAAGGATATAAGTTGTGTACTCTGTATAAGCATCCTGTGCCTTGATACCTTTTCCTGTGTCCTCTGCAACAGCTTCAACAACCTTAGTAGGTAAAGAATCATCAATGATGACCAGTCTGCCGTTCCAAGTACCCATTTCAAGATCACGTTCAATACCCTGTGCATCTGTATACTTTAAGTATGCAAGCAGTTTCAGATTTTCAAGATTAGTAGCAACCGCACTGTGACAGTAAACTAACTTGAACTTCTGCTTGTTGTCACCGCAAGCCTTCTGAATGGCACTGTTCAGGGTGGTTGCATCCATCTTCATAGTGTCATCAGTGTGTTCAGCACCCGCCTGTGCAATATCATAAGTATGTGCTTCAACAAACGCTGCATTGGACTTCTTAATCTCACCCGTTCCAGTGTCTTTCATCCCAAACACACCCTTTAAGATTGCAAGGATAACATCCTGATCTACACTGTTCCAGTAGTCATTGATCTGACTTCTTACGTTTGCCATGAAGTCAGTACCACCTGTTACATCATAACTGAAATCTGCTTCTGTCCAACCGTTCATTCTACCGTAAGTGAAAACACCCTGTTCAAAGGTGTCAGTCTTATCCGGTGTAACATTGTCAACACCGTCATAGTTCTGCGGTGTGCCGGAAAGCAGACCAAAGAACGGTAACACTGCGTAAACAGTACCAGTCTGTGAGTTGTTCACAAATGTGTCACGAAGTCGTGCATCACCAACGATTGCACGGGATTCACGCAACTTGTTCAGTTTCACGTTCGGAATTGCACTCATGTACTTACCGAACGCCTTTTCGTTAAAACTTTTAGCATCAAATTTTGCCATGTTTCAATTACCTTCCTTTCATCAAATTAAATCTGTGCATCCGGGTTTGCTTCCATGTAAGCGGTAAGTTCGTCATAACTCATTTTTGAGAAATCGACCTTTTCACCCTCACCCGGTTTCTGTTCCCCTGATGCTCCCGGCTGAAAACCTTTGAAATTCTGCTGCTGTTTGGTCTGCTTCTGTGCTTCAAACAGGAACTTGGTGTCATCACCGCTTGTCAGCTTCTCAATCTGTTCAGCCAGTCCCTTGACGTTTCCGTCCTTGTCAAGTTTGGCATCATTCAGTTCAAGTAAAGCCTTGACCGCCTTGATGTTCTTTGCCTTTGCACCTGTCAGTGCCTTTTCAACCGCAAAATCAATTTTCAACTGGTTCAGTTCGGATTCATGGTTTGCCTTGGCTGTGGCGTTCTCTGTCTGCAAGTCCTCAATCTGCTTTTTCAGATCAGCGTTGTCCCCGGCAGATGCTTTCAGGGTTTCTAACTGCTTGTCACGGTCACCGACCTGTGTTTTCAGTCCTTCAACCTCTGTCTGCAAGTTCTTGATTTCTGTTGAAGCAGTACCCTTTGCGTTCTCAATGTCATCACCATTGATTTTCATTACTGAATCAGCCTGTTCCTTGGTAAGTCCTAAATCCTCTAACTGTTTTCTTGTCATTTCTATACCATCCTTTCAAATACGTTTTTATACGGGGTTACTCCCACATGATTGATTGGTTTTGTTCGGTTTACGCTTGACAACCCGCAAGAAAAAAGACACCCGTTGCCGGATGCCTTTTCTATGTACTACTTGACCCAGTAGCCGGGAGATAATCAGGATCACCATGCCTTTCTCATTGTGTATGTTTTCATGTGCCTTTTATCCCCCTTTCTGACCTCATATAACAGCCATATAGCAATTATTACAGGTCTATTGATAACTTGTTAAGGTATGAAAAAAGCACGGTTATTTGACCGTGCTTTCTATACTCTATCTTTGAAGAACTCACACCATTCAGGATTTTCTTCATCAAATATTTTTTTCTGTTCAGGTGTTAGGTTGTGCGGATAATCAGCAAACATATTGAATACTTGCTTTTTGTCAAAACTGAACAGCCATTCACCGACTGAATCAGGTGTATCTTTCCACCAAATCTGATCTGTTTCATTGTTCTTGTACCAGTTACTTGACATCACCCGTCACCCCTTTCTTCTGACTTTCTACTGCGGTATTTATATACCCAAGAATTTGTTCAAATTCAGTATTTTCATTGAATGATTCAACATCCATAAGAACAACCGATTTTTCCCAAACCTTGCCGAATTGCTTATCAACTGTTTTCCTACATCCAAAACGCTTATTCAGTGTTGCAGCCATTGAACCATAACGGTCAAATGGCATCCACCCGTTCTGAAATTTTGATTGAAGTTCCAAGTATTCAACACCGCTGTCAACCCGTCTGACAATGGCTGCGTGTTTACCAGTTGCAAGATAGTATTCTTTATTCAAGACAAGGTTATTCAGGACTTCCATTGTTCCTGAAATCTCTTTCTTGACCATTGTGATTGAACCATTCACACCCGGTAATTCCAGTATTTTCTTAATGTTACTGTTCATAGAAAATACATACTGACTACTGCCACCCCTGAAATCAAGAACATCAAGCCCGTTCCTGTTTCCAATGTATGCAAAAGCCAGTGAAGAACATGAACCCTTGGTCATATCTCCACCCGCAAGCCTTTCAATGATTTCATCAGATGACAACGGCTGTGAAAGTTTCTGAACAGGTCTGTGTTCAACCTTGTCCGCTTCACACGCTTTCTGAATCTGTTGAAATGCTTCACTTGGTTCTTTTTCTTTGATTGTATCATCACTGTTGACTGCTTGCAAGTCTGACTTATCACCATTGACAAATGCCTTTTCCCATTCCTTATAGGTCATATTGCCCGGTACAAAGTAGGTCTTGCCTGTTTCTTCATCCCGTGCAGCACGTTCACCAACAGCATCAAATTCATCATCAAAATATGGTACTGTGGTTGAACGGCAATGAACATGAAACGGCGGTGCGGTCACACCAACCTTCCATTCAGACATAGGGAAATGCTTGCCGTCCATACCCCGGCATATATCCGAAGTGTGGGAATCCAGTGTTGCCACAATCTCAAACTGTTCAACATCCAGTTCAGTGAAGCAGTCCTTTTGTGCTGCGGAACTGAAAAAGGCTTCTTCTGTCATTACCAACCGCCCGGCGTTGGTCTTGGAAGTGTTCATCTTCCGGGCAATTTCATCAATGGCTTTCTGTGGGTCTTTTCCCAAGATGATGTTCTGTGTCAGGGTGTTGTTCAGTTCATTGACCAACTTCTGACGGTTGCCCCATATCCTTTCACTGAAATTCTTGCCGTCAACCGCCCAAGGCTTATTGATGACCTTGCTGATCTGCTTGTCATCCAGTGCGGAAAAGTCCCAACCAACACCCACGCCCTTCTGAATTTCATAGGCTGTGTGATAATAGCCGGACTTGTAAACATTCCGCATTGTATTGTCAATGCTGTCAAGTTGGTTTCCAAACATGACTTCAATGCTCTGTTGGGTCTGCAACTTCAAGGCTTCAAGTCTGCTGATATGGAATCTTGCAGATGCGTTTTCAAGCTGCTTTACCCAAGTACCGTTGATCGCATTTTCCTGACCGTACTGAATGTACTGGTTCACATCCCATTTCAGTTCAGCAAGTTCCTTTGCGTTCAACATCCGCTTTGCTTCTGCAAGGGTTACCCCATTGTTAGATGCAAAACGCTGATACCATGCAGCAATCTGACCTTCAAGTTGCTTTTGTGCCTGTCGGTATTGTTTTTCAATATCCGCATAGCACTGAACCCCCTGTTGGTGTGCAGCCTGTTCAAGCAGTTCAAAACGCTTCTGCCAGTATTCACCGTTATTCATCTACTTCACCGCCCTGACTTCCCTGTGACGGGTCACCTTTATTGTCAGGGTCATCATCTGCACCGTCACCGTTTTGGTTCTGTGTACCAAATGGGTCATACTGTGCAAGCATTTCTTTCTGTGCTTCTTCCTTCTGCTTTTTCAGGCGTTCCATTTCAAGTTGCGGGTCATCTACCCAAGGGTGCATACTGATGATTGTTTCATCAGAAATAATTCCCTGTGACTTCTGACAGTTATCAATAATATCTGATTCATTCATCAGCATATCACGGTTGAATACCACATCAACCCCATCTTCTTCACCTTCAAAATCACCCTGTCCCGTATTGGCAAGGTGGCAGTTGACAAACCAAAGTACATCATCCATTGTTGCCTGTGCTTCTGATTCCGTATCATTGGCATCTGTATCAATGTCAGAGTACATTGACTGAATGTTCATCTGATTAGGGTTGCCGGAAAGTCTGTCATCCTTGGCATCATAACCCATTGCGTTCTCAATCAAGGCTTTCTTGAAGATTTCCACAATGGTCTTGTAATTCTCTGCATTGACTGTGATTTCAAGGGTTTCAACCCCACCCTTAGTATCACCGTCATATCTGACCTTTACTGCACCATAGGTTGCAAGATTCTTCCTGAACTCACCTAAATTAGTACCGTCATAGTTCTTTAATACCAAAATGGTGTTCCGGGCATCTTCTTGCATATTGTTTTCAAAGTCAGACAACATCACATTGATACCATCCTGTAATGACTTGACCTTCTTAATCAGCGGTGTTTCCTGTTCATTGGCTTTCAATGGAATCAGGGGAACACGCTGCCAGTTTAACACTTGAACATTTCCGGCAGCATCCGTCATTGTAACGTGCGGGAAGTCTGCGGTTTCATTGTTCACAATGTCAGGAATCAGTTTCCCGCCATCAAGAATGAACAGGTGAACCCCATTCAGATCATACAATTCAACCTTTTCAATGAACTTCCTTTGATTGCCGTCATAGGCAACCGTCACATAATGCCGGATGAAGAAATCAAGTTCAGTATGTTCAGAATCTTTCCAAAATGGCAAAATCTCATAAGCGGGGAAAAGCCTGAAAGCAAATTCACCCCGTTCATTGTAGTATGGATATAGCCAAGCAATACCGCCGTTATATGCAGCTTTGCCCGCACTTTTCAATGTTCGCATGAACTTCTTGTCAAATATCTTTTTCAGCAGTTCAATGTATGCAGTGTTTTCACCGCTTAGTGTGAACGGCTTACCAAACAGATAATTGGCTTTCTGATTGACCATCTTTGCATACTGGTTATCAACAATTCTGTTGTTTGGTAGGTTCTCAACAACTTCAAGTTCCCCACCTTCACCGATCATTGTACGCTTGCGGTGAATTACATCATGGTCACCGTCATAGTACAAAAATCCTTTTATCTGCATCAATCTACGGGGTGAACACTTCCATGCTGCAATTTCCTTTTCAAGAAATTCCAAGTCGGTCATGTGTGCCTTTGCCCCTTGCAATATGAAATTGCTAAGTTTTAATGTGATTGCATCCACAAAGGAACTGAACACGGTTCAATTCACCCCTTTCATTGCATAATAAAATCAAAACCCCTGAAAACACTATGTTTCCAAGGGTATGTGTTACTAATCTGTTTCTAATATCTCAAAAAGTAGTTATACAGGTGTCATAGGCGGTCACCGATTGCAACCGCCCCGGAGTAAGCATTTGACAACCTTTTCCTACCGTCCAAAAAGAAACGGCTGCTGACACCGTGTATTCTACCCGGTAATTGCTTAATCAAAACTAAAGGCATCACCTTTTACCATCTGTTCAATCGCATAACGCATTGCATCCATCAGGTGGTTGAAATCATCAATAGGGCGGTTCAGTTTCTTGCCCGTCTTGGCATCCTTATCCCACTGATAGTTGCTGATCTCTGTGATGAAATTCACGCAACGGGGATGAATGATAATGTGATAGTCCTGTATGAAGTCAATGCCGTTGTTGATGCTGTCCTTGCCCTTCCTTGCTTTCCTGATTCCTTTCAGACCCAGTTCACGCAAGCGGTCAATGCTCTTTGGTTCGGCTGAATCGGCTGTGATCTTCTCTTTCACATATCCCATCCGCTGAACCTGTTCGGCAATGGCTTCATTACTCATACCCGGCTGATACATTTCATCAAAGACCCAAATGGTCTTGCTTGACTGATCTATCAGACCACAAAACAGTGCTGACGGGTCATTTGTATAACCAAAGTCAAGACCGAATATAGACTTGACCCCGGCAATCTTCTTGACTTCATCAACACTGAACGCCTTTTCTTCCCAATTTTCATAGACAAGACCGTCTACAATACCCCAATCACCAAGACCCGCCACTTTGTAACGCCTTGGGTTTTGCTTCTTCATGGTTTCAAAGACTTTTAAGTCTGCCTTATCCAACCATTCATTGCACTTGTAATTGGTGGTCATTGCAAGGGTTTCATCATCTGTGTTATCAAAAAACCGCTTCTTTATCCAGTGGTGTTCATTCCACGGGTTCAGTGTAAGGGTTATTTGCTTGAACAGTCCTGAACCGTCAGGAACAGCACCACGGATTGATTCATCAAGCATATTGAAATCATCTTCTGAACTGATTTCATACGCTTCTTCAATCCACATCCAACACAAGCAACCGATATCAACGGTTATTGATGTTACTTTCAGTGGGTCATCCAGTCCCCTGAAATAAATCTTTTGACCTGTCGGTTTATAGGTCATTTCAAGTGGTGATTCTTTGATTTCCCAAAAGGCATCAACACCAAGGCGGTGAATCGCCCACTTCAATTCTGTGAAACAGGAATCTTTCAGGGTTCTGAAAGTCTTTCTGACCACAAGGGTATTTGCCTGTGGGTATTTCATCATATTGGTGATGTACCAAAGGGCAGTTGTTTTTGATTTCTTGGATGCACGGCTGCCCTTGCATACCCTATATCTACCTTTCCAACGCCAAAAAGTACCGTAACCCTTACCAACCAGTTCAGGCAGCAGCACTTTCTTCTTGCCGGACTTTGTAGCCTTGTAATCTTCCGGGTACAGGATAAACTTCTGATACCCAAAAACATATTGTGAAGATATTCTGTTCTTGACCATAGACGATCACCGCCTAATCTTCAAGGGCATCTTCACCAGTGATAACAATAGGCTGTGTGATATTCACATCAATCTTGTCATTCCACATACCCAAATGCTTACCAAGTAATTCAAGTGCTTTCAGCTTTGGTGAAATCTTCACTTCCCTTTCAACACTTGACCCGGTTTCTGATTCAGACTGTTTATATTTCACGGATTCAATACAGGCAAGGTCATCTTCTGATGCACCGTCTTTTATTCTTCCGTGACTGTCAACAAGGTCTGTCATTTTCACAAAAGCAATGCGGGCAAGTTCTAAAACAACCCTGTCCTGACTGATTCCTGTTCTTTTGCTGCGTTCTGCCATTGCAACACTAATTGCCTGTTGAACCTTGACATTTGCCAACATCCTTGAACCTTGCTGATCTGCTGTTTTTGCCGAATAACCCGCACGAATGGCTGCTTGTGTTGCGTTCAGGTCAATCAGGTATTCTTCAACAAAACGCTGCTGTTTTTCAGTTAATTTTGCCGTTTTTGCCATCAAACAACACCCCTTTCATGTATTTTTGCAATAAAAAATCCCTGAAACATTACATTTCAGGGTGCAAATATCGGCATAAACAAAAAAGAATTGTGAAAAAACAACCGCTTCTTCACAATTCCCATCTTGTCAAGATACATCCTATCATTAGATTCAAGAATACACAATATACTTGAAACAACAAAATCTATCGTAAAACGCTCTTTTTGTTGTTTCATGTGACAGTAAATATACATTAAGTTAAGTAATGCAGATCATCATAAGTTTCTTCAAACCTTGTAAGTGCCTTTTTGTGAAGATTCCTGACATACTGATATGACATACCCATTTCACCTGATGCAACTTTCAAACTCTTAAACTGCACATACACCTTGAACAACACCTGTGAATACCTTGCATTGTGTAGACCTCTAATCTGCTTGATGATCTGTTCCTTGGCATCTGAAAAGCGGTCAATCTCTGCATTGATTTCATCATTGAAAGCAACATAATTTGTAACTGCCTTGCATAAACTGTCACCTGACGGACTTGTCTGCACTCTTTCAGCAGAATAATCTATTGCCCCGGTACTGCAAGCATTGATTTTCATATCATCAAGACGTTCTAAGTCCTGATTGATATTAGTATCAAGTTCCTGTAACTGTCCTAAATATTCCCTTGCGGATAATGTTTTCATTCTTTCACCTGTCCTTTCCCGGTTACGGTTACGCTTGCGGTTACGGATAAAATCACACTAAAAACACCCTGAAAGCCTTGAATTTCCTACTGGTTACGGTTAGTTACGGTTACGGTTCACGCCTTATACTCTATATTTTTACTTTTTATGATGTATAGAATATATAATAAATAAAAATAATAAGAAAATTGCTTTTAACCGTAACCAACCGTAACCGCCAGTATTTACAAGGGTTTCAACCGTAACCGTGAACCGTAACCAACCGTAACTATTGCGTAACTACTGCATAAAATCATACGGTGTATCATTCACCTTTGTATAAATCACATCAGCAACAACCATCTGACCGAACTGCTGACCCGCTGCAAACTTAGGAACAGCAATTACGGCAACCCCGGCAGTATGTACCCCATACAACAACTGTGATATGTATTGGTGTGCAAGTTCATAAAGTTCTGCACCAATCACCTGACCTTCAAATTCTTTTTCCACCAACGGGAAAATATCATCATTCATTGATACGCTGCCTTTCTGTTCCAATAATTCCAAAATCTTATTTTCCATAATCATTCACCTTATCCTTTCACCATTGCCCGGAACTCATACCAAGCATACTTGACATACAACTTACAGTTACACCAGTGCTGAACCCGTCTGATCTTCTTCTGCATCTTCCGGGTCATTTTCTTTTTATGTTCTTCTGACCACTGCCGACACCATTCTAACTGTGCAGCATCTTCCAGTCTGCTGTGCATTTTCTTCACCCCTTTCCTGTTTTTCTTTGTACCCCATACACTTCATAAAGCGTTCAGGACGGTTGCAGCTTTCATAATACTGACAGGTAACACATACATTTTCCGTCATGCGTTTTACCTCACTTTCTTATAGACAACATCCTTCAAGGTTACTATTCCACCGTAATTTATTTCAAACTTTGGTACTGCATAAAATCTGACATACCTTGTAGATATTATTGAAAGTGCATCTTCAACACATCTGTTCATAATACCAAAATCATGCTGATTGATTGGTGTACCTTTGTAATGTGCTGAAATCATAGGTAACACATCATTACAAAGGGAAATTTCTTTCACTGAATCATCACCGTCAAATAATTTGACTAATTTTGTTATAATACTTTCATTCATCTGTAAACCCTTCCTGTCTTGGTATCTTTCACCTGAACACGTTCAGTCAGTTCAAACCCCGCACCTTTGATGATGTACTTCAAAACCTTAATCAAATCATAGGCACGTTTGTCTGCTGCTTCACATTCAACCTGTTCACGTTCTTCTTTTGCTACTCTACCAACGGCAATAGTTGCCGTTGGGTCTGCATATCCTTCCTGATTTCTTCCACCTTTCACTAATTGATACCTTCCTTTCTTATCAAACTTTTGCACCCCTGAATATCACCAACATTGAAGGAAAAGGTGCTGCATTTTTACTGTTCCCAAATTTCAACCGACCTTTTATGAATCGAATTTCTGTCCTGTGTATAATAAAATCGTGAAAATACTTGGTGTCTGTTCTTGCCGGAATCAACAGAACAACAGTTGTGTGTTCTTTCCGTCCCTCAAAATAGCATTTTTCAACCCATTTATACATTTCTTTACCATAGGGCGGGTTGCAAAAGACAGATTCCCCCCCCCAATCATGCAATAACCCGTTATCTTCTTTAGTGAAATACCTGTCACACTTATGATTCTGTTCACTTGAACACGGGTCTAATGTGAAATGAAATTCTGCATCCAGTGCATCAAATAAGTCCTGTGGCGTAGCCCAGTCATCTGTGTTACTACTGAACAAAACTTCATTCATTTCAATCACCGCCCTTTCTACTTCTGAAAATACGCCTTGTCTGACCATTCAGTTTTACAACTGAAATTTCCAAGTCAAGGCGTTTGTTGATCTGCTTACTGAATACGATATTTGACATTGGCTGCATACTGTTGTCTGCACAAAATACCTGATACCGCTTGTATACCTCATTGGTTGGTTCATTTTCTATCATGTCAACCCCAGTGTCATTGATAAATGCAAGGATAGGGTTGTTTTCCTGTTCATATTCATCCAACTGATTCTGAACCTTATCTGATTTACTGAATCCATTATTGATGACTACCCTTTTTAGTCCTTCCACACCAAGCCTGATAAGATATTCAATGCTGTCCTGTTGTGTCAATTCATACTTGATGAATGGTCTATAATCAGGGTCATCCTTGCTGAACGTGGCATTGAATGGAATGATAACCAAACGCCTAAGTACTGCCCCGGTCTTGTCCTTCATACGGGGAATATCATTGGCACTAAACAGTAACTTGATGAACGGGTTGAACTCAAACGGGTCTTGTCCTTTACGCTCTGCCTTGATGCGGTTACCTGTTACTATTTTTTTGAACACACTGACCTGTGAACCTTGAAGGAAATCATCACCAATATCATCACCAATGTTTGCCAGTTTACCAAACATCATTGAAGTATTGAACCTGTCTCCCAGTTCTTTCAGGTCAAGTGCTGAAATGTTCCGATCACCAAGGATTGCTTTGACACAATCCAAAAATGTACTTTTACCGTTGGACTTGTCACCTGTCAGGATGAACGCCTTGCCTAACTCATTTCTTCTGTAAAAGCAGTAACCAATACATTCTTCCAACAATGCCCTGATCGCTGCATCACCACACGCTAACTTGTTCAGTGTACTGTCTGCCAGTTCAGAATAAGCATCCGGCTTGTAGTCCCAAGGAATCTTATTGGTAATAACAATGTCAGTGCTGAATGGTTTCAGTTCCCCAGTCACAAGGTCATATACACCATTGTTGAAAGCAATCAAATTTGCATCTGACTGTTCCTTTTCATCAACAATCAGTTCCATGTAATCAAGGACTTCCCGGCGTTGCATCTTTTTCAGGTTGGGAATGTGCTGAATCATGTTTGATTCAATTTCCTTGTACCCATTGGAATACACACCGTCTTTGTATATGTGCAACTGCCCGTTGATTTTGATAACGTGTGCCGTGTTCTTCATAAATACTGCAAACTTGTCAAACAGGAATGTGCTGCCAAGGAAAAAAACAGGTTTCTGAAAAGCATCATCACGCAAGATCACTTCCAGTTCATCATCTGACAGCGGTTGTTTCAGAACAAACTTATTCAGGATGCGGATGCACTCACGGGTTTCTTCAACAGTGAAATCATTTGCAGTAAGGGTCAGGATGTAATTGAAAAGTGCCTGATTCCTTCCGTCCCCGGCATCCATATCAACAAAGTCTGCGGTTGCCTTGACCGGGAACAACCACTTGGGAACTTCCTGATACTTTCCACCTTCTTCAATGTCCCATTCACAAAATCTTTCTTCACCGTCAATCTTGATAACCTCATAGGATAACTTACTGCCGACTTTTATATCAGCAGTAAGACCAACCGCCAACTGAACGTGTGTCCTGTTCCTTGCAATGGTATGATTCTTGAAAAGAAAATGTTTTCCCCTACTGGTACAAAGGACTTTACAGTCAAGTTGCAGTTCTTCCACAATGTTCATCAGAATTTCAGATTGGTCAGAATCATCAATGTCGATAAGGATAGTGTCATCAGCCAAAACCCCGCCGAACCCGTTCAGGTTCTTCACTTCATCATAGGTTTTCCATGTGGTTCTGTTTTTCAATTTTTCAATGCTTGCCTTGCCTTTGGTTTCAACATAACCTTTGTATAGTGGCATTTTTTATCACCATCCTTTAAGTGATTTCTTGCATCACTTTTTTATAAAATTCCTTGTTTCTGACATTGCAGTCAAAAGCCTTTTGCCTTTTCCATAACCGTGTTTTCAAGTTCCTAAGTTCTTCATTCTGTTCCTTCAAAGTTGTCCTTGGTTCTTTTAGGCGTTCCCTGTACTTTTTTACATCAGCATTGCGATCCTTCCAAACTTTTGTGTTCTTCCTGTGTGAATCCCGGAGAAGCTGCGAGTTTTTAACACCCGTCTGAATCTGTGAAATACGGTGCTTTGTCTGCCTGATCTGCTGTTCTGCATACTTGACCTTTTGCGTGTACCCTTCAATGTAAATACTGTGTTCCTTCTGAACTTGTTCAAACTGTTCAGTCTGTTCCTGAATAAATTCTTTCATCTGCTGTTCACATTCAGGTGTGAAACTGCTTCTGATAACTTTCAGCAGTTTCCTGACCTTGGCAATTCTGCGTTCTGAAAGAAATTCTTCAAGATGAACTGTCATTGAACCATTTTCATATCTAATTTCTAAATCCATGAAAACCTTCCTTCCCGGTGTTACGCTACAACACCAAATTGTTTCAAGCGTTTCTTTGCTAAATCTATGTACCACTGCCTATCAAGTTCAGGCGGTGTTTTTACCCCAACAACTGAATCATTGAAAATGAAACAGTGGTCAGGTGTATTACCAAATTTTTCACCCTTTGCTTTCACCTGTTTACGTTTCAGCAATCTTCCGTCCTTCTGATCGTTAGATGCAAACACCCTGTATGACTTATATGTGTATTTGTCCTTGTCAGGGTATTCATATACCGTCTTGATTGTTCTCTTACCTATATGACTGACAAGCGGAGTGCAATGTTCATGTTCTACCCAATCATACTTGTCTGATAATTTGACAATCTTCTGAAACATAATCAGGTCATCACACTGATTGATGGTCTGTTCAACCGGGGTTTTCTTGACCATGTAGTCAACCAGTGCTTTATTCAGAATTGGCAGATCGTTGTCAACCGCTGAAAGTTCCTTCACATAAGCACCGATTCTTTCAACCCCACCGTCAATACCAACCCAAAGGTAATTGTTCACATCCTTCTGATAAATTTCACTGATGTTATCCAGTTCAAGAAGAATTGAACACTGATCTGTGGAACAACGCTGTTCCCATTCCCAACAAATATCATCAACCATTTCAAAGGCTTCATCTGTGTCAGGAATCCAAATAATAAGACCGTCCGTGTTGGACTGAATCAGTTCAAATCCCGGTACAACTTCAAGGTGTTCAATCAGGTCAAGCAACATCAACTGACCATTGATGCACATGCAGTTGTTGTTCCTTGGGTCATACGCTGCATTGGTTTCATCCTTCATTGCACCTGACAAGGCGTTCAGCATCTTCTTATATGGCAACTGTGCTTTCTTCCACCGCTTGACTTCTTTCTTGTTTCCGGCGTTTTTTGCAGCAATCTGTTTTTCCTTCATGGCTTTTCGTGTGTTATACACCAACGGGTAATTGTCATTAGTTGCTGCCCTTGTAACCAGTCCCCAAGCAATCAACATTGAAGGATAGTAATTGTTTACATCAACGTGCAGCAGTTGCCCGGTCTTGTGAATTGGAGTGGCTGTTGCCCCATGAACACCGCCAAAACCGAATGAATGAGGAATACTCGCAACCACGGTTTCAAGTCCCTGTTCCTTGTACCATGTGCGTTTTGAGTATTTATCCATGTGTGCCAAGTCCATTGACAAGGCTTCTTGTCTTTTCTGTTCAAACCAGTCCTGAACATATTTATATTTTTTCAGTTGCAAGCATGGTAAAAAGTAGAAATCAAATTCATCTTCAAATGATCTGCGAGAACACCCAAGCACCTTTGCGGTGATTCTTGCTTCACTGTCCCCTATATCAGACAGGTTCACAATGTCCGGGAAAGCCTGAATGATACCGTGCATTGCATTAAATTCATCTATTTTTTCAAGGAATACTTTGATGGTTTCTTCCACATCATGCCGACAGTAGAAAACCGTCATTTCAATTTCTTCCTTGGTTAATTTCCTGTTTATTCTAAAATCAACATCCGTTTCCTTGATATTGCTGCCAAGAAAACCTTCCAGTGTTTTCAAACCAACCGGGGGGTTCGGCATAACATCATAGTTAATCATTGGAACTTTGTTGAACGCTGATGAAAATTGCCACCCTTCCTTTTTTTCAACAATTATCCAGTCATTGATTCTTTTGGGATTCATTCCCAACAGAATACCTTTCATAATGTACTGGTCATAGTGGCGGTTGTTATAACCTACCCATATATCCTTGCTATTAGCTTCATATAAGGCTTTTAATTCATCAGGGTTATTGATTATCACATATTCTTTTTTCTTGGTCACATCAATGAAAACAGCAAGCCAATCTTCCTTGAAAACCTCAAAGTCATAAAATATCACTACATTCACCCTTTCTGAAAATAGCGGTGGAAGGTGTGACCCCACCACCGCCTGATAACATTTTAAGTTAAGACTTCTTAACTTTACAAGTAAAATTTTTTAGCAATCAAAAACTTCCTTGATTGTGATAGGGTTGAAAGCATCTGCCTTATAATCAACCTCAACTTCAATCGCACCCTGAATAGACTGGAATACATCAAGAATCTGATCTGCAAAATCTGCATAGTTTACGAACTCAACAGGTGTGTCATCTTCTGCAATCAGCTTGTTCACCCAAGTGCATACAGACTTGATTGCCTGTCCGTCCGTCCACTTTGCGGAACTGTTGCCGGAAATAACACGGTTGAAGAAGATCATGCGGTTTGCCTGTTCACCTTCCTTGATCTTTGCCTGAACTGCAAACATCAACTTATCCTGTGCCTTGGTCAACTTAATTTCCATCTTCTCAATACTAATGATATATGTACCATCCGGCACATCAGCAAAATCATTATCAGGTGCGTTCTGCACCTCATTCTGTAATTCCTGTAAATCAACCTTTTCATCAAATGCACTGAAATCAATAGCCATAATTTTTCACCTTTTAACCTTTCTTTATTTGCTTAATACTAACTTTAACAACTCAAACGCCTGAACCTCATTGAACCCTGCTTTTACATAGGAATCATAGATTTTCTTTGCAGCAGTTGCACCATCTTCCGGCGGTACATCCTGTTTAGGTGCTACCGGGTGCGGGTTCTTCATTGAACGGTTGTTTGCCGTGTTCATTCCTTCCGTGATTGCTGATGCAAGGATTGCACCAAACAGTTCATCAGGTAAACCAAAAGGATTGTTCATGTTCTTTTACCTCACTTTCTTAGCGTGTTTTTCTTACTCTGCGGGTTCTGCCAGTCGGCTGTTCATCTACTGCCGGGGTTTCATCCGCTGTTGTATCTGCATTATCAGGCTGTGCCTGTGCTGCACTTCTTCTTGTGCGTCTGCCCTTCTCCGGCGGGTTCATTGCCCCGTCAATAGGGTTTTCCGGCTTAGGGTTGTCTGCCTGTGCTAAACGCTTCACACCTTCACCAAATTCTTCCTTGCTGATGACCTTCATAACCTCAACACCGTCAACAATCAGGTCAACCGTGTCACCCTTGTGCTTCATCACATAGTTATCATCAGCCGGAACATAGAAGTATGTGTCTGCATCCAGTGTGACAGATTCAGAATCAGTGTTTGTTGTACCGTCCTGAACAGGTTCAGACTGTTCAGCAGACTTTCTTTCCTTGCGGGTTCTTCTTGGCGGTGTTTCAAGTTCCGGCTGCGGTACAGAATCCGCTGCTGCACACGCTTCATCAAACGGGATTTCTTCACGCCCATCAGCAACCGCATCAATAGCCTTGTCACGCTCTGCCATATAATCAGCCATTTTCTGATTATTTTCAGCCACCACTTCATCATGTGTCTTGCGGGTGGTTCTGCCTGTCTTTGGTGCTGCATCCTCTGTTGTGGTAGGTGGTGTTGCTGTGGATGTGGTCTTTTTTCCACCCCTTGCCCGTCTGCCGTTTGCATCCGGCTTTTCAAGATCGGATGCAGCCTGTGCATCAGCCTGACCCATTTCTGCATCTGTCTTATACTCACCAACTTCATAGAAGTTGCGGATTTTATCGGCTACATAATTCAGGTCATTGTCAATGGCGTATGCCGGGAACATTCCCATAGGTGACTTCACGGTGTCCTTGCCACTGTTCTGTGTGTAAAAATAATATTTTTCTTCATTTACGCCTGTTCTAAGTACAATGGTGAAAAGTCCTTCAATGGTGATCTTCTCACGAAGTAACTTTCCGATCAGCTTAATAGTAGTAACACCATTTTCAAGGGTTTCTGTGTGGGTCATATAAGCAACCACCACATCATCAGGAAGTTCCTTGCATACCTCAATGATTTCAAAGTAATTTGCACCAAAATCATTCCACTTATCCCAACCGTTTTCCTTAATACGGTTCATGTACGGAACTGAAAGAATATACTGGAAGTCATCAACAACCAATAACTTCTTCCCGGCTGCTACCTGTTCCTTCATAAACTTGCAGATTTTGCGTGATTCAACCTCACTGTTCAGCATTGTGAACTTACCCTTGAACGGTAACGGCTTACCAACCGGGTTCACAACGGCAGTTGTTGCCGGATCGCAATTTCTCATACTGGTACTTTTTCCTGTACCTGATTCACCCATAATCAAAAGCATCTGTGCCATATTATTTCACCTGTTCCTTTCTGATTTTTTCAAAGTTTCCCGCCATGTTAGCAGAAACATGATGCTGACCAAACTGTTTCTGAACTCCCGCACGAATTACTGAACGTAATAACTTTCTGTTATATACCGGGCGGGGATTGTAAACTTTTCCCTGTCTTTCATTTACCATACTCTTATACCTCACTTTCCTTGATGATGATTTTTAACTTTCTGCGTTCATCCATTGGTATGACTTCAACAGAATAGTTATTTGCAAGAAGAATACCAACTAAATCCTGATATGCTGCACTGGTGCGACTTCCTTCAATTACAATACAACCACATTCAGCAGCACATTCCTTTTCAATATCTTCACGCATAATATCATTCACTGACTGAATATCATTGATGATATATTTCAATTCCTGATTTTCAGTCATCAGCCGATTGCGTTCATCTTCTAACTGTCTGATTTTCTTATCTCTTTTATCCATTATTCTTCACTTCCTTCATCTGTGCTGCCTTCTGTTACTCTGCTTGACCATAAATCAGCATAGTGCAGAATCAAATATAACGGGGTTTCATTTCCCTTCACTGCATAGTTTGCTGATTCATACAGACCATCATGGTATCTGATCGCAAATTCTTCATCTTCCGTCAGGTCAATGAAAAGGGTTGCTAACTTGATGCTACGGGTTGCATGGTCAAGTGGAAGAAGTGCCGGGTTACGCTTGAAAGGCTTGCTTTCAGACTGTTTATATTTCTGTTCCGGCTCTGCCTTGGTGGGTCTGCCGTCCTTAATCATGTTAGGCACATACATCTGCTTACCAAAGTCACCGCACTTGCCAAGGTCATGTAATGCTGCTGCAATGATGACTGAATTACGAATTTCTGCATACTTGACTTTGCCAAGAAGTGCGTAACCAATATTTTCTGCTGCCATCATTACGTTTCTGCTGTGATGAACAAGACCGAACTGACAAGCAAGATGATTTCCACCACTGCAAGGTGCTTCAAAGAATCCGATTTCTTCCATGTATGCAATCAGATCTTCCATTCCCTCACGCTTGGTTGAAAGTAAGTGGTCAACCACAAACTTCTTGTTGTCAAGTTCCTTCTTGTTGTCCTCTGTCATCTGTTCAACTGTGTCCTGAACCTGTTCAGTTGTTTCCTGTGTTACTTCTGCGGTATTCTCAACCGCTGCATCTGCTTTCTTTTTTGCTGCCATGCTCTTTCACTCCTTATTTTGATAATTTTATTTCCCAACGCTTCTGATCTTCAATGTTGGAAAGATACCAAGCGTTAAGTTCTGATTTTTTTGCAATGAACATTTTGAACTGTTCAAAATCCTTGGGGTACAACAAAATTCCATACCCGCCTGATTCTCTGATTTTTTTGAGGTTGACCAACTGCAATAGTGACGGTTCACCGTTTGGTGCTTTGACTTCAATGCCAAGGAAACACCCGTCTGAACAAACCAACAGGTCAGGAATACCGCTTTTTGTATAAGCAGCACCGCCCCAATATTTCAGCAGCCACGCCCCGGTGTCCTTCAGGAACGCTTTGACCTTATTTTCAAAATTCTTTTCTGCTGCCATTTAATCACCGCCCAACTGTTCATTGAACTGTGTCTGATAGTTCAGTATTTTTTCTGTATAGTCGGTTGAATAGATGCCCTTTTCCCATAACCGGGCAGCACCATCTTCACCCATGTTGTACGCCATCAAGACCATATTGGTATCTTGATACCGTTCATATAACTTTCTAAGTACGAACACACCCGCCCTGATGTTTTGGTATGGGTCTGTGAAATCCGTAACCCCAAGGGTATCAGTCAACCATTGATGATTGATTTTATTGATCTGCATATAACCGTAATCATTGGTTACGCTTATAACTGACGGGTCAAAACTGCTTTCATTCTGAATCAGTGCCATGACAAGGGTAAAATCAATGTTGTATCCGGTACAAAGGTAATATGTAAATTCCTGTTGTTCTTCCGGCATCTTGCAGTCAAGCGGTGTGAAGTCCAAGTCACCCGCACCCCAGTCAAGGGAAATTTCCTGTGTAAAAGTTCTGTCATCATACGCCCCATATACAAGGGTTTTAGTGCTTGACCGTTCAAGTGTCTGTTCTTCTGTTTTCTGCTTGTCCTTGGCGGTTATATGAGTTTTCAGGGCATATCCTGACACATTACCAATCACCAAACCAACGCCAAGTGCAACACCAATCAGAATCAAGACCCTTTTGACCATTGCCGACTTTCTCATGCTCTTTGAATAGTTCAATTTTCATCACCCCTTTCCGTAATTTTCAAATAAATGATTCCGGGAATTATCAGAATTGCACCAATGATGTATTCTTTCAGGTGTGCAGTAAGTGGTTCATATATTCCCATTTCAACCGCATAGTCAGATGCACCGACTGCACCGATTATCAGGAATACACCGATAAATGCCATGATTCCAAATATCCAATTAAGTATTTTTGAATAATTCATCTGTCAGTTCCTTCCCTTCTTTCAACGCTGCAAGGTTTCTTTCTTCAACCGTACCCTTCACCAGTAAGTAATAGTAAAAGCACGGTTTGGCTTGTCCTATGCGGTGAATACGCTTTTTTGACTGTTCCCACATATCACATGACCCTTTGCCAAGTGGCAATGTGAAATAAATAATCTTATTTGCTTTCTGATAATTACCACCCATTGCCCCGGCTTGATACTGTATGAATGTGATTGAATCATCTGCCTGATCGTATGCGGTCAAGTCCTTCTTTGACCCATTCACAACTGAATAAGGTCTGTTCAGATCAGCAAGTTTTTTCTGCATTGCTTCAAGTTCTGCTGTGAAGTTGTAGAATATAATCAGCCTATCTTCTGTTGATTCAACCAAGTCCCGCAAACCTTCCAGTTTTTCCTTGTGCCACTGCCCGCACAACTGCCGTGCATATAGCATCTTGGTCAGGCTGTTATCACCAACCAGTTCAACCCGTGGTGTCACATCCGTGCCGTAATAATCTGAATCATCTTTGAACTTGCACATATTCAGGGTATCAAGCATGATGTAACTGTTTTTGATAAAATACTTGTACGCCTGTGTTGCCTTAAAGAATATCTTCTGTTCAGTCTGTTCCGGCAGTTCAATCACATCAGCGGTTTTCATAAAGATGCACCCATGATCTGCAAGTTTCTTTTTCAGGTGTTCCGTGTGCTTGTACCCGGTTATTACTTCACGTTTGAAACCGTCCCCGTTCTCAACCCATTCAGTCTGAACGTATGATGACCAAAACGCTTTTTTTGTAATATTCCACCCAAGCAACTGAACCTGTGACCACAACCGTTCATACTTTCCGGCTGTTGGTGTTCCTGATAATAAAATCACGCTTTCCGGCTGCATTTTCAGAATGAACTTTGACCGTTTTGCCGTTTCATTGGTTATCAGGGAACTTTCATCAAGCATCAGTGTGAAATCTTTAAGTTTCAGCAACCAATCCCGCCGGAAAGCAGTTTCATAATTGATAACGCCTATCATTTGAACACCTTGGTTGTATAAGTCCTTGGTATCAAGTACCGCCCTGAAATTGATTGCTTCACTTTTCTTGGTCAGGTTCATCACCCTGTAATCAGGGTAATAATCTTTGAAGTGCTGAACCCAGTCATCAATCTTGGATTTCTGACAGATGACCAAGTTCACAGCATTATTCAGCAGATACATTTTTTCAGCACCCACAAAGGTCTTACCCAGTCCCATATCAAGATAATAAGCACAACGGTTGAACTGTTCAGTTCTGTTCAGTGCATCTTCCTGATGGGGCATAAGGTGCAGATCATTCATCTACCCTGACACCCGTACACTGGAAGAATATTTCAGCATCAAAGTTTGGTATTGCCTTGATGATTTCCTTTCTACGGTCTGACAGGCTGCCCCACCACAACTGACCACATTCAGATTCATCAAGCACTTTGAGATAACCGCCTGTCGTTTCATAGGTTGGATGTGCTGCCTTTTCTTCATCAGTCATATCTTCTTCATATACCCATTCAACAACATCCTTTGGTATCTGATTCAGTAAATATCTTGCATTTGAATCTATCCATTCACGATATGTCATATCTGACGGTTTATTGAACAGCATGATCTTCTGTTCTTCTGTATTAAAACAACCAGTATTGAAAGAAGATTTGTTCCAGTCCCCGGTGTTGCAGTCCCCGGTGTTCCAGTCCCCGGTGTTCCAGTCCCCGGTGTTGCAGTCCCCGGTGTTGCAGTCCCCGGTGTTGCAGTCCCCGGTGTTCCAGTCCCCGGTGTTGCAGTCCCCGGTGTTCCTGTTCCCGGTGTTCCTGTTCCCGGTGTTCCTGTTCCCGGTGTTCCTGTTCCCGGTGTTGCAGCGACCCGTGCAATTCTTTCCAATATTGACAATTCGCAACACTTCATCCCACGGGATTTCACGCACGATCTCCAATTTGTCAGTACATGACTTGTCACCGTCTGTTCTTACCTCACCATAGGCAATGACTTCTGCAACCTTGTTTTCACTGTTGAAACTGTAATAATTGAAGCAGTCGGCAGCAGTCTGACAGAAGTGCATACCGTGACCGCAAACATCAAGTTCCCCTTCTTCCTCAAATTTTCCGGGGCAAGTGTACTGTTTAGTGTTGCCGTTAGGTGAACAAGTCCAATCAGGTCTGAACACTTTGAACCCATGCACCACATTCTGAACTGTCTTATTCTCCATCTTTCTGTACCTCACCTTTCTGTTCTGTCAACGCTTTGTATTCATCAAGTAATGCTTTCATTTCCGGGTCTTTCTCCGAAAACATTTCAAGCACTGCCATACGCTGCAACTTATTGATCCTTACATCCATAGCAGTTTTTAATTCTGACACACGTTTTCTTGATGCAATACGGTTTTCATATGTACCCATATCAACCTTTGTGACGATCTCACGACCATTTACAACCCTTGAAACAGTGTCATCAATACTTGCAATCTTTGCGACTGCCAAACCGTGATGCCCTGTTTTAACTACTACCACATCACCAACTTCAAAATTGTCATACATTGCGTACTTTGACATACACACCTGTTCTTTTTCATTGTCATTCAGGAAAGATACCTGTACGGTTTTATAATCTCCAAACATTTCTTCATCCTCACTTTCTTCAATTTCAAATAAAATAATCTGATTTTTTCTTAACCAGTAACAACCGTATTGACTGTTATTGTTTTTATGACCTTCAACCATTACGCCGAAAATACCTTTGTATTCCCTTGTGATTACACCACTTAACCCTTCAAGTCTGCTGCTTCTGCAAGAAATGATCTTTACTTTGTCACCTATCTGCATAAGATCACCGCCTTATATGGCAATTCCTTCAATTTCTGCAAAACGTTTTGCATTGATGAAATATGACCAACGGTGTTCACTGGTATGAATCGCATACCCCCAAGGGAAAACGCCCTGTTGTAACCCAAGTGCTATTGTGTTGGTGTGCTTGTGCATCAACTTAGCAACTTCATGTACTGTCAAGGTTGGGATGCCATCTTCACACTTGGAAGGTTTGAAGGTCACCGGGGTTTCTTCCTGTTCAAAATAGTCAGGGGTAAGTCCAAGTGATACTGCAATATCACTTTGAACCTGTTCTGACGGTGTGGTCTTGTCATTCAGGTACATACTGATTGACCCCTTACTTTTCCCGGTCAATCCAACAACCTGTGCCTGATTGATTCCTAACTGCTGCATAGCCTGTTTCAACTTTTCGCTGAATTTCATAATTTATCACCTATCCTTTCTTTGAGTTAAGAAGTCTTAACTTTTTCAGTAAAAAAATATAGTGGAATAAATTCCACCGAAACACCAAGGACTTCACACGCCTTGTTCATTTCAGGTGCAGTGAACTGAACTGTTCCGTTCAATTTTGCAGATAATGTCACGGTTGACATTCCCATTGCTTTAGCAAACTTTGCCTGTGTTCCAAACACTTCCTTGATTTTTCCTCTTAACTTTGAATAATCAAACACTTTCTTCACCTTCCTTTTCATCATCAGGGAACGCATTGTTATTATACTGTTTCCTGATCGTTATTCTAACAACCCCTGATTCCAACTGTTCAAATGATGTTTCCTTGAACTTCTGCGGTTTGCCTTTTTTCAGGCTTTCTATGTACGCAAGGTATTCAAGTTTGGTTGGAAATTCAAGAATCTGTTCAATCCATGCTGCAACTATTTTCTTCACATAACCACCTTCTTTCTAACATGAACCACCGTCAGCACCATGAAATGCACCAACAGGATAATTCCAATCATTTGTGTATATGTCATCTGTGTTGAACTCACCAGTAAGTATTGAATGTATTGCTGCTTTATCCTTCCAACACACGCAAGACTGTGTATCACCGATAAATTCATCAAGATTCTTTTTGTTATCCAGTGTGAACCCAAGAACTTCTTCATCATGCCTTAGTGCAGCATAATCATCAGGGAAAAGTTCTTTTACTCCGGCAAATAACCGGGGTGTTGAAAATATACACATCATACAACTGCATCTGTTCCAACCTATCCTGTAACATGGGTGTGGGTTTATATGATGCCGTTTCAGCAGTTCCCACACATCCTTTTCAGAATAATCAATGCAGCACCGCCATTGATGAACAATTCTGTGTGCCTTGGCTTCTGCATTGGTGCGGTGTATTTCCATTTCATTGTACTTTGACCGTCCGGCAGATTCACCACGGCGTTCACCTGAAACAATCAAGATTTTCTTGTCACGTTTGGTTTCTTCAAGATTGGCTGTCACACTGTCCTGAACCGCTGCTTTTAAGTTACCACTACACCAACGCCCTGAATGTGTACCACCTTTTGCGGGGAATTTATGTCTTTTACCACCCAGTTCTTCAAGTTCACCAAGGCGGTCAAGATTACTGACAACCGTATCTGCAACACATATTTTCAGATATGCAGAACACCAACGCCGTGACAGATCACCAGTTTTTGCGGGGAACTTCATTCTATAACCGTACTTTTTCAGAAGTTCTTCCATTTCCTCTGTTGCCTGTTCTTTCAGTTCTTTGCATTTCAGATAATTGCTTGAAAGTTTGCACTGCTTTACTTCACCAGTATCAGGGTCAATCCATTCAATGGGTTCTGATGCACCTATCCGATACAATTCACCAAAGAAACCATTCACCCTGTATGAAACCCTTAACTTGATACCCTCTGCATCTGCAAGTGCTTTTACATAGTTTTGGGTACATTTCCAGTCCATACGCCTTGAAGGATGCCCGCCGTCAATATCGTGATGCCAAAACTCTATTCTTTCTTTTGGTACACCAAGTTCAAGAAGTTTTAGGTAACAAGCAACTGAATCCTTACCGCCGGAAATCAAAACAACTATCAGATCATATTCTTCAAGTGGTAAAAGTTCCGGCAAATAGATTTTCTTGAAATGCTCTGAATCAGTTCTACCGTCAACCCTTGGTTTCAATTTGATGCCCTTGCCATATATCGGTGCATCAGGAACACCCAATTTGACAGGTGTTTCCTTGGTGCAATCCGCATCTTTTATGAAATCAATCATTGCCTTCATCCTTTCCCAGTTCCTTCAAAAAGTTGTCTATTGTCAGCACACCTTAGTACAATCAGGGGTGTCTTTCCTTTATCAGATTTCACATTAAAATCTGAAAACCTGTTACACATCATTGAACTTTTTGAACGGTGCTGTTCAAACCGCCGGGGTTTCACATTAAAACCACCAAAACCTGTTGACCAACATACAATAGACAATTTTTTGAAAGAACTGAAATCCTATTCCTTGGTTCTTTTCCCCGGAACTGCTGCAACAGTTCTTTTTGAAATAGTCAGGAAGTCGGGGAACTTCCTGACCTGTGAAACAAAGTGCTGTGTCATCTCGTGCGGTTGATTCTTCCACTTAACGGTTTCTTGTTTTAGGGGTAAAGTGCCGATTGGTTCAGCCTGTCCGCTTTCTTCAAATAGTGCGGTACACTGTGCTTTCTTGCCCTACCGTTCCTGTTTTCTTCAACTACTTTGACGGGTCATGTTTATTCTTCACACGCTCTATCTGCTATCCGGCAGCCTGACCACCATGTCACTTGCGTGTAGCCCTATCGCTTCACCCGTGTCCTTCCTACTTGCTTTGTTTCTGTAAGTTAAGAACTCTTAACTTGGCTTTATCTTATCACCAGTGGAAAGATATGTCAACACTTATTTTTAAGTTTTCTTAACTTTTTTTCAAGTTTGATTGAAAAAGTCTTAACTTTGCTTTATAATGGGGGTGAACAATAATATATAAGAAAGGGGTGTTCACTAATGCCTGATACATTTCAGCACCGCTTTATTGAAGCAATGAACATCAGAGGATTACGACAGGTTGATGTTGCGGAAAGGTCAGGACTTGATAAGGCACAAATCAGCCAATATAAAAACGGTAAATATGAACCAATGCAAGATGCACTGTATAAATTGGCACAAGCCTTGAATGTCAATGTTGCTTGGCTTATGGGGCATGATGTACCAATGGAAATAAACAGGAAGGAACTGGAACAGAAGGAACGGGTTTGTGATCTGCTTGAAAAGTGTTACGGTTCAGGTGCGTATGAACTGGTTGAACTGTTTGCCAAGTTGAATGAAATTGGTAAAAATAAGATCATGGAAGAATTGCGTGATACAGTTGCACTACCAAAATATACTGTCAAGGAAAAAAGGGACGGTCAAAAAATGGCATAATCTTCCAACAGTCAGGTAATATTATTCATGTCAGTTTCAGATAGTTACGGTTGGTTACGCTTTAGGTTACGGTTCTAAAGCGTTGATTTTACGGCAAAGTTACGGTTGTTACGGTTACAGTTAAGTTTTCTTATATAAGTTTTTTACATATATACTAAATTAAAAATAAAAAAGTAAAAATATAAGAATAAGAACATCAACCGTAACCGTAACCACACGCCAAGAAAGGAAGGTAAAAGTATATGTTTGGAAAGAAAAAGGAATCAGGTACACCAGTAATGCACTATGAAGGAATTGAAGGGTTTGCGACTGATTACCCTTGCAGAATTGAAGTGAAAGGTGATGTGTTTGAGATCAGAAGAATCAAGCCTGAAACTACGGTCACACTTCCAATGAACAGAATCAAGTCATTTTCAGCACTGGAAGAAAAGAATTTCATGCAGAAGTATCACGGTACTGCCCGGACAACAGGAAAGTCAGGAATCAACAAGTATTACTTGGTTGTAGAATATGACAAAGGGATGCTTGCTTTTTGGGGAACTGCAAAAGAATATAAACAGTTCATTGCACTTCAATATGCAACCAATACGGCAGCACCTTCACACATTGAATTATAACTGAACAAAAAAGGTGAATGAAAATGAATTACTCTATATCAACCCAATCTGATACAGGTAAAAAATTCACATTAAATGAACAAGAAGAACTATTTTTCAATGCACTGTATGATTATTTATCACCTGATGAAAACTCTAATATCTTTTTAGAGCGTATGAGTAACGGTTGTATTTCCGTATTTTATGCAACCTATCCTGTGGGTAAAATAAAACTTCAAGGAAGAAAATATTGGATGCAGATTTTGAAGGGGTTATATACTTCAAAAACCATAGAAGGTGACGTTGAAAATTTTATTACACACGTTTCAGATTGGGAAAAATACATCAAATTACATTGTAAAAACTGAACAAAAATGAACCCCAACCGTTGCAGCGGTCAGGGTTCTTATAACTCTATACCAAGGAATAGGATGATATAGGCTATGCAACCCTAATTATATCATCCATTCCTTGAAATTTCAATCAGGAAGGAATGATATACATGGGAAGAAGAAACCCAAACGGTTACGGATGCGTGACCAAGTTGAAGGGTAACCGATCACGCCCGTGGCTTGCCAAGGTCACCATATATGACGAACAGGGACACGCAAAACAAACCCCTATCGGTTACGCTGAAACAGAAGAAAAAGCTAACATCCTATTGGCTGAATATAACAACAACCCTTGGGACATTGACCGGGAAAAGGTCACCTTGGTTGTACTCTATCAGCGTTGGTCTGAAATCAAGTTACCCAAGTTAGGAAAATCAAATCAACAGTCCTTGCGTTCAGCGTTCAAGCACTGTTCAAAATATTACGGTGTGAAGTACAGATCACTGAAATCTTATCAGATGCAAGATTGCATTGACAACTGCGGGTGCGGTTATTCAACACAATGGTCAATCAAGAATCTGTTCGGTCACCTTGACCGTTTTGCTTTTGAAATTGACCTGATAGATAAAATGTATTCACAAATTACCACCGCCCCACCAATACCTGATACCACCCGTGAACCGTTCACGCCTGAACAGATTGATTCACTGTGGAAAATAAAAGATGACCCTTGGGTCAATACCGTGTTGATCTACATATATACGGGGTTCAGATTACAGGAATTGTTGGGAATGAAAACTGAACAGGTGAACATCAAGGACTGGTATTTTGAAGGTGGAATCAAGACCGCTGCCGGAAAGTGTCGTATTGTTCCGATACATGAACGAATCAAACCATTTGTGAAAGCATTGGTTGATGAAGGGAACAAGTACCTGTTCACCTATCAGGGCAAAAAGTTCAGTCAGGCAAATTACTATAAGTGTTGGGGTGAAGTCATGGAAAAAATAGGTGCAGACAAGACACCGCATGAAGCAAGGCACACATTTGAAACCAACCTTGACAACGCAAAAGGTAACAGAAAATGTATTGATATGCTTATGGGTCATAAGTCAAAGGATGTGGGGAACAGGGTGTATAATCACAAGACTATTGAACAGTTACGGGAAACCGTTGCCCTGTTAAAATAATATTTTTTACACTGAACCAGTAACAAATTAGAAACAAAAAAGACGGGAAATGCCGTAAAATCAAGCATTTCCCGTCTTATAAAATGTATTATATCATATGTGTATGCTCGTTGCAAGAAAAACAGTCCCGAGCGACTAAAAGCCATGCAATAGAAAATTCATACTGCATGGCTTTACGAAATTGATTTTATACCGCAGAGATTACATATCCAATCTGCTTCATTTCTTTCACGAAATCATCGACAGACATTCCTGCTTTTTCTGCACCAATTTCCACTGTAATGATTCCATCCT